GTTCCAAATCTCCAATTTTGATCAGTAGAAACATTAGCAATTTTTAAACTAGCAAATCTAGCCCTAGCTCTCGTGTCAACTTTTTGTGTAGATGATGTTACTGTAAATGGTCCTAGTGGAGAGGAACTTTCTGTGTCCGTTGGAAAATTTCTTAATAAAATTGTTACTTGAGCATCACCTTGTATAGTTTTAAAATCAGGAACAAATCTTCTCATACTCATGAAAAACTCAGCACTAGTATTGTCAGGATTTAAACTAAAATCTCCAGATTCTATAAAAGCTGGAATAGCTGTCTTAGCACCACTTGAACTTACTTCATTAACTCCTTTTTCATGTTCAAAATATTTAGTTGATCCATTAATATTTGTGACACCTTGAACAGTCGGAAAAGTACCAACCCCTGTAGAAGTAAATTCTGTAGCATATGGGTTGCTAAATAAATTAGCATCTACCCAAGTTGTTCTAGATAAAGAACCAGTTACCCAAGTTCCGTCTTGATAATTATAACAAACATATCTATCATTAAAATCAGATGTTGCTTGTGGATAATACCAACATATTTCTTCATACAAATGATTTAATCCTACATAAACAGATTCACCAGCAGAAAAATTTACTCCTAAATTATTTCCATTTTTTGTTGTGAAAACAAAATCTTCCACAGCACATGGTAAAGATTTTACGGTGCCATCATAGACAAAAAAACCACCAGATTCTCCCATCCAATAAACAATACCATTAACGTATTTCATCGCATGTTGTCCAATACAACCACAATTAGACCCTACTTGCCTAACAGAAAAAGTAAATGGTGGTCCAACAAACTGCATAACATAAGCTGCATTGTCCGTTAAAATAAAAGTATAATCCTTTCCTTTTATTGCTCCCACAATTTTTGTCCCAGAGTCTAATCTAAAAGTTCCCGCAGTGTTAACTGATGTTGGAGTGTAATCCGTAATATCCTCTTGATCTGAAAATCGTATAAACATTTTGTCTTGAGTTGCTTGGTCTCCAATTGTAGTTTCTGTTCCAAGCATAATTAAGTGTCAGATACTAATGACATAACTGATGCTGTTGGCGCATTACTTATTAAAGTTGCTCTAGTATTCAAAGCGTTAGAGTTTGAATTAATAGGATTCCACGAAAAAGATTTACCATTTTTTATTGTTGCAATTAATTGCTCTCCGAAATTATCTAATGACCATGATGCTGGATCTGTTGTTAATGTTTGAGAAAGTGATTCTATACCCCACCCCGTAAAAACTTCAACTCCAGCTCCGCTTGAATGAGCAGATCTTGTGCCCGCCGCAGCTCTTGTAATTCCAGTAAGATCATTAGATGAAATACCTGTGTATGAAATAAATTCTGCTCCAACTTTTATTGTCCCTGTTGATGGGAATCCTGTTGTAGATGCAAGTGTAATTGAAGTACCTGACCCACCAGTTCCTGCAGTATCATCTAATAAAGCTCCATTCAACGTACTAAATACTTGTTGGCCACCACCCCAAAGTCCTGTACCCCAACCAAATCCAAATGTTGAACCTAAAGCACCAGGTTTTATATATGGTGTAACTGTTGCAGATCCAGAGCCGTTGACCGTGGTTCCAGCTGCGCTAGCCATGGTAATAGTAAACTCATCACTACCGGGAACAGTTACTACTTGAAAAGGATTTGTTTCAAAATCGGATGCAACATATCCAGCTCCTGTTGGAGGTGTTACAGATGAAAATAAAAATATGTCTCCAGGTTCTAGACCATGAGCTGCTTTGTTTACAGTAACAGTTGCTGAAGTATTAACAGTATCAAAAGTACAACTAGTTAAAGCTGTACCAAGAGGAGTTATGTCAAAAAAAGCTCCTTCATAATATATGACTAATACTTTATTAGTTCCTATGGCAGCATATTTTCTTCCATCTAGATCAGCCCAAATAAATTGTTCTCTAGCTGCTCCAATTATAGTGTTTTCTAAAATTTGTTCCCACCCACCTATTTTTTCAGGTAAACCATATCTAAATCTTACAAAATCACCGTCAGTCCATTTACCTTCAGCTCCTGTTTGAGTAAGCTGTTTATTAAAACCTGGGGCTATATTTACTTTTGTTAATGGCATAAGGTATTATACCTTATTGTTAGATGACTTTAAACATCTTTTGGTTTAGTAGATTCTATATCCATTTTAACTTCAGATTGTAATTTTTGTGTTTTTTCATCTAAATTTAATGTTAGATCAGCAGCAATTTTAAATAATGTATTACTAAAATGTCTTACAAATATAGGACTAAGATGTAATTTCTTATATTTATTTAAAACTTTTATTTCATCTTCATTAAAACAAAGATCACAAGAGCCATCTTTTTTTTGATCAAAAATCATTTAGCATCCTTATTTGTTCCCCAATAATATCTTTGGTCTATGTGTTGATCTGTATTAGGACCATTTTTGTCAACGTAATGTAAAAATACTTGTGTATTATGATCTCCTTGAAATTCCTCTCTCCAATGAAAAGATTCACAACCTAAATAAATACAAGCATCTCCTGGATTTAAAAGAATAGGATTTCCGTCAATAAAAATTGGCCACTCTGTGCCGTCATTCATAATACAAGCTGTTAAACTTATTTCACAAGAAGGTCTATCTTTATGTTTTGGTAATTGTTGAAACTTTGTATATAATCTCCAAAAACTATAAGTAGGTAAAAGTTCAAGACTTGTTTCTTTTTCTACGATATCTTTTTTGTTTAATAGCATTGAATCCATAATAGGTTCTCCATAAAACCCTTGGTGCCATTTATCAAATTCAAAATTTTTCATACTTATCCTAGATTGCATATCACAATATGTTGTAAGTATTTTTAATTCATTTTCATTAAAAAAATTTTTTACTTTTTTATATTTAAAATCTTCTCTTATTTTGCCCATGATACTACTGAATACCTTTCTCCTTTTGTAACTGGTGTAACAGAGTGTTCATAAATAAAATTACTTGGCCAAACAATCATTCTATTTTTAGTTCTTTCAATATTTATTAACTCTTTACATCCTGGAAATTTAAAAACTAAGTTGCCTCCCTCATAATCATCATTAACAAAAAATATACAACTTATTGTTCTTGGGGTAGTTGAACCATCATCGCAATGAAAACTATAATGACCACCTGGTGTGTATTTTAAAATTTGTATGTCAAGTATGTTAAACCAACAACTTAATTTAAAAATATCAGCATATTTTTTAATTGCCTTTTTAA